GGGATTACCTCGGGACTAAAAAATAAACTCTTGATCCATTTCCACATTTTCATTACTCCGTAAGTTATTGGATATACGATAGTATGCGATTACCTCGGACTAATCAAGTTAAACACATCGGTCCAGTTAAAGGGCTGACTCTGCACCATTACGGGCTCGGTTTTAATACCGTCTAGTTTAACGTCAATGGCTTGGTCTGCTCGATAAATGTGCAGTTCGGACTTTTCTAAATTGTTCTTTTGTTTCTTAATAAATATCCAACTACTGCTACGGCTATGTTTGGTTAGCCAACTAACTTGGTGCGGCCTAAGACTGACCGCATTACCCGTAATGAACTTTAGTTCGACCATATGGAACAAACCGTCTTCGTCACATATTAAAAGGTCAGGCACTCCCGGGACTGCCGTCGACTCTATTCTAGTGAATATTAGCTTTCGAGACTTCGACGTCTTCGCCGCTGTCTTCATCTGTAGATAAAATGCGGCTTCTCGCTTTGTCGCGGTTGTCGGCATTGTCTATTTCCTCGGGAGTGATATCAATAGTAACCGGAGCATACTGGCTCTTGAGCTCAAGCAATGCTTTTTCGACCTCGTCTTTACTCATGCTGTCTATGCTTCCGTGCCTAACCTCGGACTTACTAACATAGATGTCGCCGTGCGCTTGACCCCGGCGGTACTCGGCTTGAACGGCGGCAGAATATGCACCGTTTTCTATTGCCAAGTCTCGGATGCCTTGCAAGTCTCTAAGATGTCTTTGAAAGGTAACGCCGAACTTCTCGTCGAGCTCGTTACGATAGCTTTTGATAGCATTAACAACATGGGGTGATATGTGCGGGTTAGTTAGTTCGTATGCCCGGGTGTGGGCAGAAGAGGCAGGGTAGCCGGCATTGATGGCCGCCTCTCGTAATGTGATCTGTCCGTCTTTGCTTACCAGTTCTTTAACGAACAGTTCTTGTTTGCGTGTCAGTACAGATTGTTTGTTTACTTTGGGCCGGCCTGCGGTCTTCTTTACAACTACGGGTGCCGACTTCGGCAGTGGTTTCTTCGCCATAAAATACTCCAGTTAATACGCGATAGTTTACCTAAAAACCAATCTATGTATATACCCAAGTAATATTCTTTTTTAATTCTTTTATATTTTGAAAGGGCTTAACGCAGTTTACTGTTTATCGTTACATTTTACTTTATCAACGTGTAACCTTTCGTGTTACCGCGCCAGACCGCTAGTTTGCTGACATCTGCCTCGAAGTTACACCGGTTACACCGGTTACGCCTATATTTCACCTTTTTTTATTTTTTTTAATTTTGGCTCTATATACGTAACGGCGTAACTACGTAACCTTTAGACACAAAAAAGCCCCTCGGAAGGGGCCAATTGGTCAATCTGAACCACGGTTCGCGGTCAGTGGTGCGATACCTAAGCTAATTGTAAATTGTTTATCGAGCATTGCGTCGCGTTCATCGTCGGGTGATGGTTGCGATTTGTTGCGGTATACGCCTTTATTTTCGATGAAGTCGCTGTAATCGTTATACGCATCATCTGAGATACTACAGGGCATGCGGTTCATGGTTTCTCCTTTAAGTAATAAGTTCAGTCATGCATGACGGGCAGAACTTGGCGCTTTGTTGTGTTTCGCCGCAGTCATTGCAGATAGGGCTAGTATCCTTGGATTCATAATTATCATTCATTTCATACTGATCGTCGCCTGTTTTCTTTACGAACCCGGACTTTAGGGCTTTGGCGAGGAGTTCGTCCTCGCCGTATTGAAACCCGAAGCTAGGGGCTTGGTTAATAAACAATGAGGTTTTCGTAAAGGTAGTCATGAGGTTGGTGCCAAGTAAAGGGTTATAGAATCAAATTCTTTCCACTCGCATGACGCGTTTTTATACGTGGTTTTGGAATGATCTATAACAGGGAACCCGTGTTCATTTTTAACTACCCGGCCGTTCTTGTGTGTCTTGAACTCTCGAACGGTTTCTTGGTACTCGATCACCGGGTTGTCTGCAAGGCCCTCGGTTATATCATAGTCTACGCCGTACTCTTGTTTGAGGTAACGCCCTATGGCATGTAACACTTCCCACTGGTCTATTTTAACTCTCATTTGCTTTGCCCCTATCAGATAGCCACACGTTTAACAGCACCGAAAGAAACTGGGTGTTGGTTACTTGGAACCCGGTCAGTACGGATTCGTGGTTTTTGTATTCTTGGAAGCGTTCCAAAAGGTCAGCACCGTTGATGGTGATGTTCTTGGTTTCGTTTTTGGCTTTAGACTTCTGTGACATCTCGTTTTGGCTGAGACCGGTTGATGGTCTCCCTGCGGTTTTCTTTATTTCTTCTTTCCACTTGCTCATGGTGTTACTCCGTAAGGTTTGCCCCCGAAGGGGCGGTTGATTAAAAACTAAATTTTTCTTACTAGCTCATCATCGCTAAAATAAAATGATCCTTCTGCCGATTTATTTTCTAATGCCGCTTTAGCGCAATTAAAAAACTCAAGCTTTACCCAAGGGTCACCATCTTTGTCGATAAATTTATCGCCTTTTCTCAAGTCACTAAATATTAATTCTTTCATATCCTTTTTCCTCGTTTGCCCCCGAAGGGGCGGTTGATTGATTAAGGTATGCAAACAGTAAATGTTCCATCATCTTCTTCGGTAATCTTTCCGGGGTCTTGGTAACCAAAATCAAAACCTTGGTCCCATTTGATCCACGAATTGATTCTTGCCGCTTTAGAACCCTCTTCAGCAAGCTCTTTGGTTTTAAAGTTAATCCAACCAACTTTGCAACCGCTTCGCTTATGTGTGTGGGGTGGGTATTCCTGATAAGACACAGTCATAGGTAAATCTCCGTAGGTTAATTTTTAAAGAACAGGTCAAAACATTTGTTTGACTAGGCTATTATATCAAAACTAAAGAGTTTTGTCAGAAGATTGTTAGATCCGGATGGAATAAGATATAACTTTTAGTTATAAGAGGTTCGTTTTGGTCAACCCCCGGGAGGGGGCGACTTGTTTTTTTTATCGTTCCAAGCTTGTTGCTTATCGCAAACTATTAGATACGCTCCTTTCAAAAAGAAACTTAATGATACTAAAAATATAAAGCCCATGATCATATCAATTATCATAACAAACCCTCTTTCAATGCAGTTTTTTGTCGCTGAGAACCTTTTCTCCTGTATGTGCGGCATGTAAGTCGTTGACGATGTGCGTGAGCCGCAGTGCGCGGACCCAATCTATATCATATTGTACGAAAATAAAATGAATTAGATCTACAATTAAAGCATCATCCATTTTTGGTGGGAGTGACTTGTGCAGTTCACAAAGCAGGTTGTCCCATTCATCGGAATTAATATCCATAACTATCCTCGTTGTATCCGAGCCCACGCTTCACTCACCTTATCTACTTCTGGGTGTGGGAAGTGTTCAATGACGCTGTTGTGTTCCGCTACCAACTTTTCCATAACACATACAGCCTCTTTCCAACTCATCCCGGGCTCATTCATTTGAGCCACTTGTTTATCAATCATGTCGCAGAATTCTACGGCATCTATTACCTGTATCATTACTGTCCACCTTGGCTTTCGGGCTTCCAGTTATCTACCTCGGCGTACCACTTGCCGGACTTTCCTTCACAGACTTGGATATTGATCCAATCGCCGGACTGTTCGCCCAACCAACGTATCAAATCCTCACGCTTAATGGAACCATTACATTTGATCCACTCCGGGGCGTTAGGATTAGGTTTTTTCATCATCAGACCGTCAACAAATTGCTTCTCTTGCATGGTGCTACTCCGTAAAAGTAAAATTGAGCTTAAACTGTATACGATAATATGGGAGTTAGCAAGCAAAAAAAACCCCCGCAACAGTCATATTGCGAGGGCCTTTCCTACCACTTAGTGCCTACGGAGCACGAGATAAACTATACGCGATAATATGGGATTAGTAAAACTATTGTTTGGTTTTTAAATCTTCGGAGTCTTTATAAGAGCTAAACATTACACGGAGTTGTCCGCTGATCGTCCGACCTTCTTTTTTGGCACGTAATTTGATTTCTTCGTACACTTCTTTCGGCACGAGCACACTTTTCCACTTATTTGTATCCATTATTTAACTCCCGGTTGCGTATGTCTGAGACTATATAAGATTATATATAATAACGCAACTAAAAAACCCCACCGGAGCGGGGCTAAAACAAGGGGAAGAGTTTGTATTAGTATAGACTAACTTTTTTTATTTGGCTACTTTGCTTCACCCCATGACGGACCGATCTCAATATCGCACTGGCTAGGTACTTCTAGCGGCACAGCATTAACCATTATTTTGGACACCGCTTCTGCTTCTGCCCGGTCTTTAACGGACATTGCGAGCTCATCATGCACTTGTAACATAGGTAGTCTGCCAGACTTGTAGATGTCGACCATTGCTTTCTTAGTCATGTCTGCCGCTGACGCTTGTATCAACCGGTTCAACGCCTTATAAGTGTACGCTCGCTTCAACCGGGTGGTCTCACCGTACTCCTTGATCGCTTCCCGGTAAGGTAGCGCCTTGTTCATGGCAAAAGTATCCGGTTCCCATAGGTCAAACCGGCATTTCCTACCCAGAAGGGACCTGATCGAGCCGGCACTGGACTTGTCATTGAGTCGATTGGTAACACCTTGCATCAATCCTTTAACAAAAGGCACCCGGGAGTGGTACTGCTTGACCAACGCTTTAGCCTCACTCACCTCGATATCCATCTGTTCTGATAGCTTGTTCACCCCCATGCCGTACATCATACCCAAGTTAATCGTCTTGGCTTGCTTGCGGGAGATGTTAGCCATCTCTGCTACCATTGTATGAAAGTCCATGTCTGGGTTATTATTGTACCCATCCACAAACTCACGGCATGCATCTAATTCAACTCCTCTCATCTTCCCATAAACGTGCGCATAATGAACCAAGATGCGCGGCTCTTGTTGCGAGAAGTCAATGGCCGCCCACTGGTCGCCTTCTTCTGGTAGAAACAACGAACGGATCATCGGACCAATCACTGGGTCGCGGGCCGGGATTTGTTGCAGATTGGGATTGGACATAGATATGCGGCCGGATACTGTACCGCCATCGTCTGATCGTATCTGGTTGATGTGGCTATGAATGCGGCCATCCTTACGACAGTGCTTCATGATGGTATTGATGAAAGTGCCCGAAGTCTTATTCAGGTTCCGCGCTTGGAGGATGAGTTGGGCGAGTGGATGCTTATGCTCCTGCAAGAACAGCTTCGTGAAGGACGGTGCGCCTTTTTCGGTCTTTGGGTAGTTGACCCCGAC